CGATCTTGATGAGGTACGAGATCTAGGCACATAACCAATATTCCTTGCTAGTGACACTACATTCTCTCGTAGTGTTGCACTATCAATGAATACTTCATTCGTTACCATATTGGCATTGTATGAAGTAATATATGTGTTATATGCTAATGCATCAATAACTGTCGAGAGGTTTGACCCCTCAAAATCGTAATCGGTGAAGTTAGAGTTTGCACGGAGGTAATCCTTTATGGAAACCTTTATCTGCTCAAAATCTAGATTGCTGAAATTTACTAAAGGCATTTTACCTAGTGGGTTCTAATGCAACGGAGAGTTCTTGTGCTGGTACATCTATACCAACAATAATATATTGTATCTTACAATCAAAACGATACTTATCAGGATCTGCTTTGACTTTGACATCAATGAGTTCCACTCTTGGTTCAAACAACTCAATAGTATCTACAATTTCAGTTTGAATTGATGATGCTGTACGTGAATCAATCTGCCCAAAGAGTAGATTGCTTATATTTGATCCTAAAGCAGGATTAAATGGTTTCTCACCAGGTATTGTAAGAAGCAAGTTACGAATAGAACGAGCAATAGCATTCTCATTCGTCAATTCAATCAAATCTCTTTTAAGAGGATTGATTTTAAATGACGCACTCAAATCTTTAAATGCTTTACTGTTCCTTTGGACTGGCAAAATAATACAAGAATTCTACCTTATTTAGACGCTTAATCCTCAGTTAATGTTACTGGTTTAGAACCACAAGTACACTGATGATCAGGGTCAGAACAATCAGTTGTTTCAAAAAGTCCGTCTTCATTAATTTTCTTAAGTTGTCTAGGAGTCTGTTCATCATTTGCAATCTCCCTTAAAAAATTATTCTCAGGCATCGTTGTTTCCTCTCTTAATGTCTTGTTGTGTTTTCCAGAAGTATGACTCCTGATCTCCTAGTCCCATACGATCATAACCATTTTCAACCTGATAATATTCAGTAGAGACTTTAAAGTCAGGTTTCTTTGGTTCTGCTGGTGTAAGACTATTATCATATATTCTCATCCTATTATTAGGATACAAAGCATATTGTCCATTTGCTAGTTCTATTAGGTTATGAGACTTATGCTCTGATGGATTCTCACTGGTTGCATAATCAACTGTATCAGGGTCTTGATGATAGTTATCTAGAGTACACACGTATGTACCTTTAACGGTCCCGTGATCCCTTGTATACAGTTCATAGTCCATAGACCCTATAAACGGTTTTTGAATCGCTACAACACCATAATCCATACAGTTCCAAAACTGTAAGTTCTGTAGATTCATATCAGGGTCGGGTTTTTTTGGTTCCGATAAGAACGCACTAATTGGTAACTTATCATACATTGCACCATATTCTGGTAGATAAGTCTCAAAATAAAATGCACGACCAGGTATACTTTTACATGATACCCAAACACCTTTTACATATTCGCCCCATCCACTAGTATGATCAGTTAAGTATTCTTTACGAACCCATACTTCTACTGCTGGTAGATTAACAATCAAACAAGCCATAGTATACTTTAATGTTTCACATATGTATCTAGACAAAAAAAGAGACCCGAAGGTCTCTTTATCATATTATCGCCCTTGACCACGATAACGCTTTGGTTTCCCATTACGACTCGTAGCAGCATACTTTGTATGTTTTCCTGCTCCTTGTCGAGTCCTCTTAGGTTGAGACTCAATCATTGTTTGTCCCAATAGAGACTTTCTAATCTTTGCCATAATTTAAATACTCCTATCAGTATAAAGTGATTCTAACGTTCTTCTTAGATTACCCGCATTTTTTCGTGGCCAACACGAATCCTTGGATCACACCAAATCTTAAACCCTGCCTCAATAGCATCTAAACAAAATGAGACATCCTCACCACACATATCTTGTACCGCACCAGATTCAAAGACTTGCATCTTTGGCGCAAACCATGGATATGTCATCTTTGGACTCTCAAAAACACCGTGCTTAATCATTACCCATCCGAACCCTGTATAATCTACAGTAAAAGGCTTACGCCGTTTTTGAATACCATCAACCATCTCATGATTCATAACTCCCCCATTGTTTCGGAAGTCATCCTCATCTAACCAGTGTGCTACTGATGTCGTGCGACCATCCTCTGTAGAATACCACCCAGATACAATCTCTCGTTCTGTGCCCTCTTCAGTAATTGCCATATCGCATAACTGCCAGAATTTCTCTGAGGTAAACACAATATCACTATCAATCCATAACTGATAATCATACTGTAACTTTCCGTCCCATGGAATCTGACTAGGACCTCGCAATACATTCGCACCTAAACACTTACATCGGGCAAAATTCACCATAGAACTATAGTCCTGTGAAATCTGAATGCTCATCCCATTCTGTACTAAGTCAAAACATAACTGTACAAAATTCTTCATAAACGTATATGAACATCCCCTCCCTGGTAAACAGAATACAATCGTCTTACCTTTCATTCTTGCTTTGATTGCATCATAATCCCATTCCTCTTTGGGTTCCTCTGATGCTTTCACAGGCGTCTTTGCCTTTACTGTAAATCCTTTTGCCATCGGAATTAAATCACTCCACTTCAATTTGTATTTTAACGTATTATGTAGAGAAAGTCAATACGAACTTTCCTCTGCTTCATGGGCGGTTTCTTCTACCGCTTCATATGTTAAATCCTCAATACTATAATCAGTCTTCATAAAACCAACTATCGTATTGAGGATCTCCCAACTCTCTTTGAATTTATCCTCAGTTAAATTATGCATAACACAATCACTCTTTAGATATATGTGAAAAACTTTATTGGTCCCAATTTTTTCTGGGGAAAATTTTATCATAACTTTTTTTTACATCGTCGCTTTATATAGAACCACAGGGTACACACTTTTGTAGGTTAGGGTAGTAGAACGTTTTAAGGAAGGGGGGGTCCTTTATATTAACCTTAGGGTACGCTACGCTTCGCGTTTCGCCATCATAAATTCGCCATAATACTGTCGAATTCACAACACTGTAAGTATAGCACATGTGCCCCCTATGTGTCAAACAAAGAGGGCACTGTACAGACTCACATAGTATCAGAAATCAATGGCGTTAAGTGTTCCCTCTGATGCCTCTGAGTTATCGATAGATTGTGCCTCATCGGCAATCACATCGAGGATACTCAGAAGTTCTGCGCCAGTGTTACCCTGAGACAGCATACCAAGAAGAAGTTCGCGAGACATAATGAAGAAGAATAGTGTGAGTTAGTAAGCAGTTTTAAGTCATACTTAGGACTGTGTGTTAGTTGTTAGATAGTGCTCGGAGTTCATCAAGGCACATATAGAAGATATCTGGTTCGTCCATAACATCTAGATCTTCTAAAGTCATATCCCCAGACATCGAATCACAAATAACTTGTGTTGCTTGGAACTCGTCAAGTACGCCCGAAACCTTATTCTTAGAACGGAGGAACTCTGAGTATTCCATCAACTTTTCACAGGCATTTTCCATGATACCATTGATGCGGCGGTGGTCGTCTGTGATGGTGATGGTCATGTGTGATTGCGTCCCTACACTATAGGGGAACTTTAGAGGTTACTAACTTTAATACCCTGTTACTATCTCTCAGTCTTTCCCTTATATTGTAGCACCTATATGACTCTGAGTCAAGTGCAGTCCTGTGGGGGAAAAATGTTGCTGGCGCTGTTGACTTTTGAGAGTAAGTGTGATATACTGCGGTCTTAGACAACAATAAGAATGAGGGTTTCTAAGGGATTTAAGTGATAGTAAGATCACAGGTTCTAAGGGACTTAAGTAAGGGGTTTCTCCACAGATTATAGTGATTAAACCACATATAACCCCACCTTTTCAACAGGGTTGTGGAAAACAAACAAAACACACATATACATTTAAAATAACATTAATAAACGTTTTTTTAATGAAAACATGTTATTTATGGGTGTTTTCAGGGTGTTACTTAGGGATTCAAGTCAAACCAAGTCTGTGCATCATAGAGATCAATCACCTCTTCTTTAATGTCATCTATCTCATAACCTTTTAAGTTTTCAACAATGCTATCCACAGCAAGAGTAATCAGATCATTCATATCTAATCCATCTACAATCATCTCAGCATAGCGTTGCTTAAGTCCTTCAAGTTGTTCGGTGTAAGTGATAGTCATTGGATTGTATTTGAGGGTGGATTAAGTAGTCTTTCGAGTGCTTCATTCCTTTCATTGATTGTTTCTGTAAGATTACTATCTAACAGATCAATAAGAAGATTAGCACCTAGTATAATGAAGATAGCAAGGAAGATAATTCTCATGAGAAGATGTATCCGTTAGTGAATGTTTCGTTCTTGTATACCATCTCTCCATTGATTGCTCCTACAAAGAGTCTTACATACCATTGATAGTTCTTTTGAAAGACTCCTTCTCCTCTCTCACAAAACTCATTACAGAGTGCATTAAGTCTAGACTTTGTTGTAGTTGATTGATAACCACCATCAAAGATAATCATCGTATCATCAGTTACTTCAGCAATCTTGTTACCATGAAGACGGACGATTGAGGTTTGTGTTTCTTCATTAAAGTGAACTGTTGTATTAGCATTAGACCAGTTCTGTGATGACTGGATTGCTTGACACATTTGAGATTCGATTTTACGCATGATTAGAATTGATTGATTGGTGAGGTGGTTTAGTGAAACAATTCTCAGAAGCAATTCGTTTGAAGAGAAGTGAGAGAGAGAAGACCGAACCCTATACTATAGAGGAACTTTAGAGGTTACTAACTTTAATACCGTCCTTTATACAATCATCAAGTATATCTCCAATCATAGAATAGATGGTATCATTATCACCTAGTTCTGATAGAATGTTATCAACCAGAAACTTGTCTGATGATAAATCAATCTCATCTCCTTCATCATCATATTGTACTACATCTTCCTTTGTAAAGATGAATGCGGCACAAGTAGAATCATCACCTTGTGAATCAATCAAACTATTGATTCTTGTCTTGAGTTGTGATAGTGTATAATACATTTTGATTCAGAAAGGGTTAGACCATGACTCATATTTCTTCATAGTGATGTAACCTTCCTTACAAAGTTCATCAGTAAAGATACCCCATGCTTCACGTTTTGCGATCCTATTTGTTGCTGTACTGGTGCCCATGGTTGATGCTTTCCAATTGTATCGGAACTGATCTAGTGCTTGTACTTTGGTGATGGTTCTCATGATTGGTTGAAGTGGTGTCTATACTATAGAAGAACTTTAGAGGTTACTAACAATAATGCTTTCTCTTGATTCTTTCTATCTGCTGTATAATGCTCTTATAATAACAACGATCAGATGGTGTCTTGGATGTAACTATCCTTTCATTAAGTTCTGCATTATAATATATCTTATGTGTCTTCTGTCGTATTAGATGATAACCTTCGGATTGTAAATGTTTCGTGATTTGTAACTTCTTCATGCCTTATAATACTCCC